CAAACACTACCAGTTTTAATACTGAGCAGCGTTTGAATTTGCAAGACGCCTTTGTGTGTAGCTCAATCGGTTTGTTTTTCTGTAAGCCTAGCAGCTCAACAGCTACTAACTTTCAGCTAGTAACTTACCCAAATGCGCAGATTTTTACTGCCGCTAACACAGCTACCAGCCTTTATAACTGGTATAACAGCAGCCTTTCTTTGACAGTAAACAACCGTCAAATTGTACCAGCTTACGACTTGTATCGTCATTACTCTGTGCCACAAACACAGCAGCAGACAGCACCTTACTACGCTGCAAATACTGAAGCGTTTAAGGATCAACAAGACGGCGGCGAAAGCGCTTTCTATCCAGTTGAGCCTGCCTGGGTTTTGGTAGGATCTAAGCAAAACACTCTACAAGTACAGTTGCCACAAGCAATGACTGCCGTCGAAACAAACAGTCGCGCAGTATTGGTACTACGTGGACACCTGGCACAAAACGTAACGCCAGTGCGTTAATTTTTTGCAGTTGGTTTTAATAGGTAAAAAAAAGGGTAGCGGCCCCGGCCGCTGCCCTTATTAAAAAAAAGTAAAATTTATCAAAATGGCATTTAAAGCCGCAAAGTACGAACTTGTCGAACTGCTGGTACCTGGAGTAGCAGTAACAGGACAGACACAAACGCAGTGGAGCTTTCCCGATCTACCAAAACTGCGCTACACAGCGCTAATGGCGTTAGAAACATTTGCAGTGGATACGCTTACCGTATCGCCCAATAACGTGGCGCTACCTACGGCTGCTATCTTACAAAAAAGTTACCTGGTTTTATATTCTAATGAACGCCAGGACTTGTTTCGTATCCCTTTGATCTCTTTGGCACGCACGCAAGCAACTAGCACACCGTCGGCGCCTTTTGTACGTAGCCTGCCCGAATTTAGCGGACAAAAAATAACCTGGGATAAGAGCTATATTACTATCGCGTCAGCACCAGCAAATACCACTAATTTTAGTTTTTGTTTTGGAGTTTACTATATCTAACCTATGGCAAGTACGGCACAACTACGGTCAAAAAGCGCAGTCCTAAACTGGTACAGTGAACAGCCACAAGCTGCCTGGAAGATTTTTAGGTTTTCGGTAATGGCTAAAAACATTACTGGCGCTTATGACGGCAAAAGCAAAGAGGATGGCCTGGAAAAACTAGAGCGCGAGCTGGAGTTTATTGCACCGGACGACTACAATAACTTTGTTTTAGGTCTTTACAATGATAAAGACAAAGAAAGAGTTGCGCCAGCCATCAATAAGGTTTTTGTATTAAACGAAGCGCCGGTAGGAATGATCGCCGGTTATGGCGTAAGCAATCAACAGGCGCAGATCAATAACGAGATACTAAACGAGATCCGGGCATTACGAGCTGAAAGGATAAACGAACTGGAAGCAGACGAAGAAGAAGAAGAAAAGGAGCAGCCAGTAACGCCGTCCAGTATTTTAGCCGGTATGCTTCAACAGCCACAAGTACAACAAATGCTAATCGCTATGCTTGGAAACATTGTAAGCAGTTTTACAGCCCCAAAAGTGCAGCACGTAAGCGGCACGCAAGATATGGAGCAAGTAATTCAAACTTTATTCAGTAAAGGAGTAACAGCCGACGACTTGGCGAAGCTGGCAGCTATGCCGCAAGCTCAAATCAGTATGCTGTTAACAATGCTTAGGAAGTAATGAGTAATGAAATAAGAGCTAGCCAGCTAATTGATAAAACAATTACGCTGGAGCAAAAAACGCCTTTTTTTAGAGCCTTTGACGTTAATAGGTTAGGCTTTAAAGCAATTCCAATAGGAAATGGCTTGCCAATAGGTTATAGAATGACAATAGATAGTTTTTTGTTAAAAGGGCCTGAATATATTAGCAGATATGGAATAAAGTATGCTGAAAGAAAAGACGACTATTTAACTTTTAGTGGTAAAGATGGTAAATATTATGCTGTAAAGTTAAAAGACATTAAATTAAGCAAAGCGGCTAGGCAGTCGGCTGGTATTTTAACGGTTGAAGAAGAAGAAGAACAAAATTTAAGTACAACAGATAGGTTAATTAAGTTCGGAAAAAAAATTTTAATTGGCGTAGTTGTAGTATGGGCAGCCGGTTATATTTATAAACAGACAAAAAAATGAAAAAAAATCTTTTACCCTTACTATTGATCGCTGGAGCCGCTGTCGCCTTTATGGCCTTTCGCAGACGGCCCAGGGTTACCGTTACTGCCGATATGCCGATACGGCAAACAGCAGAGGAATTTGAAGCAGAGAGAGCAGCAGCGCCGAAAGTTAGCGTAGCCGACGTAGGTATTAAGCTAGTAAGCGCATTATTTAAGCCACGTACCGAGCAAGCTAAAAAAGCAAAAGAAGCGCAGCGCACAGCGGTAAAGCGAGCTGTTAAGTCAAAGACGGCTACAAAGGCGCAAGCAAAAGCAGTAACAAAAGCGCTTTCTAAGCCTATCCGTTTTGCAGGTTTTGGCGACGACGTGTTAGTATAAAATATAAAAAATGAAAAAAGGCACATTACTTTATCTAGTCGCAGCAGCGGCGGTATATTACTACCTACTAAGACGTAAAAAATCTACTGGCAAGGCTGCGCCTAGCGCAGAAATGGCGGCCAGCGCTGCTAGACAAATGGTATCGGACATAGTAGATCAAACGACTTTTTTGCCCGACGATACTACTTTTAAAAAGGAATACGCTAACGACCAAAAATATTGTAGATAATGGCTTGCGTAAAATTTATAACAGAAACTAAAATATTCCAGCAAAGCGGGCAAACGGACACTAACGCTAACAGCGTTATTTTCGTTAATCAAGGCACGTCTAACGTAACAGTGGACGGCTTTTTGTTAACGCCTAACCAGTCCTGGAATATTACTGGCAATCGCGACGAGATCAATGTAAAAGTTTACTCATTTAATTTTAGCGGTGCCGGCGTCAATCAATTAACAGTAATACTTAAACGCTACGTATAGTGTTTGTAGATTTTAACATACTTAATCAGCTTGGATCGCCGAGTATTAACAGTAATACATTTGCTAACAGGCCAGCCGCCGGACAGACAGGCCGGCTCTTTGTTAGTACCGATACTTTTGAAATCTATCGGGATAACGGTACAACCTGGGATCTAATCGGCAGCGGCAGCGCCGGTATAAGCGGATCCGGTACAGCTACGCAAGTAGCTTATTTTACTGGCGCTACGGCTATTGGATCTAGCGCTAACCTTTACTGGGATAATACAAATACCAGGCTTGGGATCGGCACTAGTTCGCCAGGAGTAAGACTAGACGTACACGGCACAGGCAATATGCTGCAATTAAACGCTACTGGAGCTACGGCAAATACGTTAATGAGCTTTCAGCGCTTGGGTAGTAATGTATGGCGCTTGGGCGAGCAGTACGCTGGCGGTTTTAGTTATTTTGAAATACATAACGGCGTTATAAATAATAACGCAGTACAATTTGAACAGGCTAACAATAAGGCGACTTTTAGCGCACTAGAAACTTATAGCAGCGGCGGCGCTACTGGTAGTCTATTTAGTTACACAATAACTGTACCTAACGGCACTAATTTTACTGGGCCTAATGTAATTGGCAATGTAAATAGCGCACTCATACTAGATTTAGGCGGCAATACAACCGTCCCAAATAGCGCCAGGCAAGGACTAGAAGGCAATAGCCGGATAAACTTTACTGGAGCCGGTACCCTTACAATGACGCAAGGAACTGGAACGGTAAGAGCTTTTAGCGCTTTAAGTAGTGTATATTCTTTTAGTGGATCGGCAGTAGGTACAATAACGCACCTAGCTGGCTACCGGGCTTGCTTTCCCGATAATATAGGCAGCGCGGTTAATATCACTAATAACTACGCAATCTTAATTAACGACCAAACAACTGGAACAGGTACAGTTACCTATACTAATCGCTGGGGGATATATCAAGAGGGCGCCAGCGATCTAAATTACTTTAACGGTAATTTGCTAATTAAAAGCACTACCAATACAGGACAAGCATTACAAGTTACTGGAACGGCTATCGTAAGTAGTTCAATGACATCTGCCAGTTTTATACCAACCGGAGCCGGCGTACCCGTAAACGGGCTATTTTTACCGGCTGCTAATTCTATTGGACTTGCAACAAATACAACTGAAAGAGTAAGAATAAACGCTAGCGGACAAATAGGCCTAGCGACTGCTACTATTGGCTCAACTCTACAAGTAAACGGAAACGCAGCTATCGGTTATTCTGTTTCTACTGTTGCGCCGACAAATGGACTAATTGTAGCCGGTCAAGTTGGAGTAGGAGTAAGTCCGGCTGTTGGTTTTATTATTGACGCTTCTGCTAGTGGGGATCAAAGTATAAGAGTTAGCACCACTTCAACAGGTGTAAATGCAAATGCTGCAATAAGGTTAAATGCGACTACTGAGGGATCTTGGTTATTGCAGACGGGTAATTCTGGTGCTGGTGCTTTAAG